TATGCGCGACACAGCAGAGACAGACAAGCCCGACTTACTGGCGAACCGTCTGATGCTAAGTCTTTGTTCTTTAATGTAATCCTTTAAAAACATACAGACACCATATATCAGTGTTGACAGATTGGCAATGGGTTGCTAAGACAGAGTATCGAAAACGCATAGCGTCACATGGAGGGTCAATTGGAATATACTATTCCAGATTACAGGAAGGACTTTGGCTGTTACCACAACAGCGCATCGGGTGGTACGCAATCCACTTATGAAAACCTGTTCAAGCTATACATTCGCAAAGAATATAAAATGCAGTTCCCTATGTCGGCTAGGCCAAGGGCAGGGCAGATAGTACAACAGGGCTGCGACCATTACTTTGGGCTGCATAATTACTCGCCTGTCAGGGGGCCGCAAGAGGGCATGACTCTTGGTGAGGCAACAAGACATGCAATGACAGAGTATTTGGAGTACACGCCAATCAAATGGGATGACGGCAGGGACATGGGTGTCTTTGAAGCATGCAAGGATGTTATCCCTGACATGATAGGCCACGCTGTCCGCGGTGTTGAGGAATACTTTGGCAAGAATGTAGAACTTGTTGGTGAATATCAGCGCGTGTTTAAGGATGATAGGGTAGATATCCCAACAATTATGTTCCTGGATTACGCTGATGACACCAGACAGATTGACCTCAAGTGCAGCTTGCCTGTAGCTAACCCACCTAAGAAAGATGGCACAAGGACTTGGCGTATACCAAAGCCAAAGACAGAACCAACTTGGAATCAGGTAGCGCAGCAAGCGGTGTACTGGAAAGGCACCGGCCTGACACCGGCTTTGTTGTTTGTTACAGGTGAAGGCTACAATCTATGCACACCTGAGAACTGCGACATGTTGAAGCCCGCGGCGCTGGAAGATGCTTATGAACGTATTGTTCAGCGGTGGTTGACAATTCAGAACCTGATGAAAGCTGCGCGCGGCAACTGGAAGACTCTGTTTGGTATGGTCGCGCCTGACTTTGCTGAGATATCACAGCGTCATGGGCCTGAGATACTACAGATTGCAAAAGAAACTTGGAGGGTGGAATGAAAGTGCCAACTATGGATGAAATAAAGGCAGCGTTGAGGGTGCCGGAAGTCAATGACAAGACTGATGCTATGGGTAGGGTTATAAGGAAAAATAACTTCACTCAAATGAAAGTAAATAAGGGTTTTAATAACGTAGGTAAGCCGAAGGGGAAGGGTAAATATGACTGAAGTAGAACAAGAACATTCGCAAGCAATTGACTTCACACAAGAGAGACTGAACCGTGTTGAGCGTGACATGGCTCACTTGCAAAAGGATATGGATGAACTAAAAACAATGCTTGTGTCTTTTATGAAGGCAATGACTGATTATGATGAGGAGGCAAACGACAATGAGTGATTTAACACAAGCTATAATGAGTGATTTAACACAAGCTATGGCGGTGGTGGCAGACTACTACAAAGACCACGCCATCAAGCAAAAGGGCGGCAAGATGTATCTGCAAGTGGTGCATCGTGTCGAGGCGTTCCGGCGCGCTCTTGGCGCAGACTTTGGTATCGACACAAAGATTATTGTGGACGATGGGCATCGGGTTGTCGTCAAAGCTATCGTTACAAACAAGGATGGCATCACTGTTGGGTCTGGTATGGCTGAAGAAATCAGAGGCCAGGGTCATGTTAATACAACTTCAGCCTTGGAAAATGCAGAAACGTCTGCTATAGGAAGGGCATTGGCAAGCCTTGGTTTGTCAGGCGGTGAATACGCATCTGCTAATGAGATGGATGCAGTGCCACGCAAGGCAGAGAATATCGCACAGAATCAGGCGGCGGCCGTTGAGAAAAAAGACCCTCCAAGTCAAGCGTCTCCGGCCCCGTCTGAACCACCCAAAGAAATGACTGATGAAGAACTAGACGCTAAGTATGACAAGGCTGTTTACCTTGACATGCAATCGCGTCTGCGTCAGATGAAGCATGTGAATAATGTGCATACTTTGTTTGAGGAAATGAAGCCTAAGATTAAAGAGATTAGGCAACGTAATTCAGAGGCGGCGCAACACATCATAAAGCTGTTTCTTGATGCAGAAGACAATTTAACAAAAGGAGAAGCCTAATGGCCTTGAGAAAAATCACTACAATTCGCTGCTTTGCGAATGACCCAGATAAAAAAGCAACACATAGCAACTCAAACTGGAAGCCCTATGTGGGTAAGGAACCAGGTGATGTAGTTCTAAGCAAGGACACACGCCATCAAATCTCTGTCTTTGCAAATGACGATGGGTCTATTGATGTAAGCATTAGCGAACGAATTGCTGATGACTACCAGGGCGGCGACAGTGTAGCTGCGAATGTACGGCAGGGTGGCATGCGTAAGATTGCCGACTCTATCGAAGCACCGAAAGCACGGATTGCTTTAGATGACGATGATGTCCCATTCTAACCTGGAAACTGCCTTTCATGCCTTAGACCATTGCAAGGACGTACTCTTGGAACGGTCTAGGTATGGGGCGGTTGATGATAACTTCAAGCAAATCAGCAACATGGGGTCTATGATTACAGGCCACAAGATGACTGAAGCACAGGTATGTGCATTTATGGTTGCCCTAAAGCTATCCAGGTTGTCGGCAACTGACGAAAATGGACTGAACTGTAACCACGTTGATTCATTCATAGATATCATAGGCTACAGTGCAATTGCCTTGGAACTGCTAGACAATGGCAAGAAGAAAGGTTGATACACGACAAATGCTATGCAGCTTCTGCGGCAAGGAACACTTCATCAAAGATGGTGGGTGGGTTGTCGCTGGTGATAAAAGAATTTATTGCCACTTATTAGAGAGAAGCTGCCTAGTAACTAAACTGAACCAGGAGGGTCAAAAGAATGGGAGACGTACTTCAATTTCCGAAATGTGGGAGGAATGTTAGTAACTGGGAGGCCAGAGAACTGACCAGTGCTAACACCTGGAAGAAATACTGCCGCGAATTAGACGCGCTGCATTTAACAGAAATAGTCCAGAAGCTAACTGGATATAGTATAGGCGAACTACGCAAAGACGGGCGAAAGCCACACATGGTTGATGCAAGACAGTTATTTGTTTTGCTGGCTAGGGAACACACAACCTACAGTTACCCAAAGATAGCCATTGCTTTAAACCGTGACCACACCAGCGTAATGCACCTGGAGAAACGCAAGCAATCACCAGAACTTGAAGCGCTTTTGAAGGCTGGGCATATATTAGCGGGTGATGTTAAGGAACGGGTGTTTGGGCCACCAGTGGTTTAGCAATCCCACTTACGCAGGGATTTGTTGATGCGGCTGTTAGGGTCACGCGCTGTCTTTTTGCTAGTCAGCTTCTTCTTCATCCCTGTCATTCTTGCGCAAAAACTCTTGCGTCTTGCCGCGGCCTTTGGTGATTTCTTAGCCTGCGCTTTTGATACCGGCGCCTTTAGGTTCATGCCCTGCTTCTTTGCAGAGGCACGGCCTTTGGCGTTCAGCCCACCTGATTTACTTTTGCCAGCCTTGCGCTGCCATGCCGGTGACTTAGCCATCTTCCCTCAACCCGTGGACGTATCCATTCTTCTTGTTGTATGTAAGCGACTCACCTCGACCGCCTTCAACGTAGCTACAATGTACCCAGCCAGAATTACCGCCAGTGTAACACTCAAGAATAAGCTGGTCATAGTCTAAGTTGTCCTCAATCCATTTTGCCAGGGTGTAGTTGTCCATCCCTGGAACTTCAAAGTCACAAGCCTCACCCTTGGCATGCTGCGAGTTGATAGAACTGCCGACAGCCAGGCATAACTCAGGGCTACGAAAGCCAGATGAAACCATCACTGGCCCAAACTCATCACGAATAGGCTGCAATATCTTTTCGCACAACAGTTCCATAGCCTCGATATGATGTAGTTCTGGAGTGTTGGGGATGCCTTTGCGTTCAGCAGTCTGAGACTTCACCATTTCCTCTAAGCTAAAGTTGGGTGACAAAGGATAAGTCATTTTTTTGCCTTCTTCTTAGCGGGCTTCTTCTTCATTGCGGAGGCCAGTATAGTGGGCTTCTTCTTGCCCTTGGTGAGATAGGCTTGGACAAGCGGCATCATTTCTTTTTCTTCTTTGCTGTCTTTGCCGATTGCTTAAAAGCTTTCGCTGTTGGCGCGCCTTTGCTTCCAGGCTTGCGCATTTTTTCACCTGACCCTGCGGCAATACGTTTCTTTTTCGCATGAATGTTTGCGTATAAACCTTTCCCTGGCATTATCTTTTCATCCCTTTCAGTCCGCGTAATCCAAATGATGCAGCTATACTAGCATAGACCGCATACTGGAACCAACTAGGTGTGTTTGACAAAGCATCAAAACCACGCTCAACATATGGCTGGGTAAACGGTATAAAACACATAGCAATTATGACTATGAACAGGATAGTCCACGCCTCATCTTTCCAGCTATTGTCACTGGCCTGGGCCATAATCTTTTCCCAGCCGGCTTCATGCGTGGCAGCAGTCACCATAACTTGTGCTTCTGCCTCGGCTTTTGCTTTAGCCACAGCACCTTTTGCCTTCGTCTGTTCTACCTTGGACTCCATCCAAGAACTAGCTAAAGTAGCTATTGGGCCTATTAAAGCTTGTATCATTTTGATTCACTCCCGCACCAAACTGCAAAGGCACCTGTCGCTGCGCCAACAATCGTACTAACAAAAGCTGTCTGCTGAGTTGTTGCTGATGCGCCAAGAGACATGAACCAATCGCATACGTTCCAGGCCATAATAGTAAACGCCAACATCATCAGGCGAGGTATTATTTTATATTCTGTGATTGCTTTAGCCACTTCTGCGTCCCCTTACTGCCGCCAACGCTTTATTAAACGAGTGCAGTTCTGCTTTAGGCGCATCAAAAAGCTGGGGCGACACGCGCTTCGACTTTTGTTGCACCTGTTGAACGGGCATGAACAACGCTTTACGGTGTTCCAAGCCGATACAGCATAGAATGTCATAGTCTCTCTCATTTGGTAGAATTTTATTCTTTTGTCCACTGCCAAACTGAAAATGGTACACCGGAGTTCTAGCATCTTTCTCTCCAGATAAACGCGCAGTCTTAACTTGTATCCTGATATATTCATCATCTTTCCACGCTAGTAAATCAACTTTATCTTGCTGACAAGGAGACACCCGCCAGCCTAATGATAACACAATGGCTGCGGCATGATACTCACCGATAAGCCCCGTTGTCGTGCTCATCCGATGCCAATCGCTTTTGCTGTTGACACCATTACTGTGACAAACAAACCTACCACAACGCAAGACAATGCAAAAACAGCCAGCCCAATCTTGAAGTTATTCAGCATTTCCTGATGGGCAATCGCCGCCTCTCTGCGCGCCTTTGCCTGGGCTTCTTTGGCCTCGCGTATTCTCTTGGCACGTTCATCTAATATAGACTGCCAGGTGCCGGCGCCAAACCTATGGTCTGTCAACCGCCTGATTTCAGCCACATGTTCGGCAGCTAACCGTGCATCAATCATTTCTTTTGCAACACTCTGAACGCCGAACTGGTCAGACAATCCGAGTCCAGACTTTTTATTGCTGGCGGCCTGGACTTGCTGTTGACCATTAAGCAGGGCGTCTATGTCATTTGCAATAGCGCCAATATCTTTGGCCGTGCCGAGCGCAGATTTTATTCCATCTACGCTGGCTTTCACCAATGCTATACCAGCCAAGGCGGTGCTAATAGGTTCCATTAGGAAATCATCCCTTTCCGCAGTGGCAAGCATTTGTAAGATTTGGCAAGAAGGTCGCCAGGCAGTTTGCCTATGTCGGTTGACATTTCATATACGCGCTCAACACAAGCCTCATATGTGGGCCAAGGCCCGCGAAAATCGTGGAACTCATAACACAAATCTGGCGTGGCTAAAGAGCAAGCTAAGACGACAGCCTTAAACATTGCCTTGGAAACGCTTGACTATGCGCTTTACCGTGTCGGTTTCCCAGATACGGATTAGTATCCAGACGCCCGTAAACAAAGCCACAACGTCTGGCACCATAGACATCCAAGCAGCAAATGTGCCTGTTCCGGCCGCAACGTCAATGATGACCTTGTTTTCTTCGTTCATTATTCGCCGCCTTCAGCCGCTGGTTCTTCTTCAGCCGGTGTCATCTCAGCCGCTTGTGCCGCCAGATGTGCTGCATACGCATCCTTAACCGCCTGTGTATGTACTGCCGCACAGATGGCTTGCACCTCTGCGCTTTCGCCAGTGATGTCAGCGTCAGGTGCTACAACGTGCCGTGAAAAGCCACGACTAATCTCAACGCCATCACGCTTGATGACTGTTGCGGTGCGTACTTGGATATGCTTGTAATCGCCTACGATTTCGATTTTGTCTTGTACTGTTTCTTCTGTTAGTGCCATTTTTATCTCCTACGGATGGACTGTCCGACCCTCATCTCCGATGGGGTTATGATGTGTGATATGTAACATTAAACCTTATATAACTTCCGGTTTTTAATAAGGTTTCTTGGTAGTAAGGGTTACCGGAAGTACTGGTAGTTCTAACATAAAATCCGGTACTATATAAATCGCCATAAAAC